GATGGATTAACAAATGCATGGCCATTTGGTAACAGTATCCTTGATAGTGTATTTAAAGTATACAAACAAAAAGAATTATTAGAAGATAGTATTATTATCTATCGTGTTCAAAGAGCTCCAGAACGTAGAGTATTTTATGTAGACGTTGGTAACTTACCACCGCATAAAGCTATGAGTTTTGTTGAGCGAACAAAGAACGAAGTTCACCAAACACGTATTCCAAATATGAGTGGTGGTGGAACAAAAGTTATGGATGCAGCGTATAACCCGCTGTCAATTATGGAAGATTACTTCTTTGCCCAAACAGCAGAAGGACGTGGATCTAAAGTTGAAGTTTTACCAGGTGGTGAAAACCTTGGTGAGATTGATGACCTAAAATATTTCAATAACAAACTAATGCGTGGACTACGTATACCAAGTAGTTACTTACCAACAGGAGCTGAGGACGGATCAGCATCATACACAGACGGACGAGTTGGCACAGCAATGATACAAGAATTTAGGTTCAGCAAATACTGTGAAAGACTACAAGATACAATACTTCCACCACTAGACAAAGAATTTAAAATGTTCTTAAAGAACAGAGGAATTGAAGTTTCGAGTAGTTTATTTGAATTAAACTTTATTGAACCTCAGAGCTTTAGTCAATATAGAGAACTAGAATTAGATACAGCACGTTCTAGCTTATTTGCACAAATTGAAGCAACACCATATCTATCTAAGAGATTTATACTAAGTAAGTATCTTGGATTAACCGAAGATGAACTTATTAATAACGAGCGTATGTGGAAAGAAGAAAATTCTCAAAACTCGTTTGCTAACGATTCACAAACAGATTTAGGCGGTATGGGTATTAGAAACACAGACCTAGACACATTTGAACCAACAGATGTAGATGCTGAAAACGAAGCAGGAGACGCCGACTTTGATGCAGGCGACGATACATCACCAATTAATGATTTAGGTGGAGAAGGAGGCACAGATGAGATTTAGTGACATGGCGCAAAACGCCGAAGAGGATAACTACAACAAATGGGAACTAGATGATACTAGACGCCCTAAGTTAACATTACGTCATTTGCATAAGCTACGTAACATGAAAGAGCTTGCAAAGGCAGAACATGCAGAACGTGTAGAAGATTATAAAGATATCTATGGATCTGCAGGTAACGACGGCGAATAATCGCCTAAAATGGTAAATATATTACTGGCCGTACCAAAAGTGCGGTTTTTTATGTATTATGGGTTGGTCTACACCAAGACTTCTTAAATATATATGTTACAACCTGACTTGTTAAAGGAGAACAAACAATGAGTACTCGAGATCGTTATACAAAGATAATCGAGAGCTTAGTGAACGGAGACGAAGCATCAGCTTCAGATCTATTACATGAGGCTTTCGTTGAAAAAGCACGTGAAATCTGGAATGATATCGTCGAAGCAGATGAAATCGTTGAAGATGGCGTAGCAGAAGAAGAAATTGAAGAAGCTATCCGCGGCGAAGAAGCTGATACTTTCCTAGATGACATCGAAACAGATGAAGAAGAAATTGAAGCCGAAGAAGCTTTTGGTGAAGACGAGGAGCCAGAAATGGACGACTTGGAAGCAGCTGATGAGCTAGGCGGAGACGAAATGGACTTTGACGGTGACGGCGAAGAAGACGCACACGAAGAAGAACATGGAGACATTGAAGACAAATTAGTTAGTGTAGAAGATGCACTATCTGATCTTAAAGCAGAATTTGCCAAAATTATGGGCGACGATGAAGTAGAAGGCGACATGGAAATGGAACCTGAAATGGAAGAAGCGTTTGTTGAAGCAAAAGAAGAAGACGAAGCTGAAGAAGTTACTGAAGAAGCAGAATCAGACGATGATGCAGAGGAACTTGAAGAAGCAGCTGATCTACAAAAAGTCGGTAAAGACGGCGCAATGCACCCAGTAGACATGCCAGCAGGCGATGATGGTAAAGCATCACCAACAGCAGGTAAAAATGACATGGGCGGCGAAGCAGTTGACATGACTAAAGACAGCAAAGGTTCAGACAAAGGTTTATCTGACAAAACAGCAAAAGATATGGGCGTTACACACCCAGGCGATGGTGCAAAACTATCACCTGAGTCACGTGGCCATGGTGCTGAGAAAAAAGGTAAAGCTGAGTAATGTTTACGCTAAAAGAACACCTTACATTTGATCAAGCTAAAATCGTAACCGAAGCCGTGGATAACGGCAAAGGCGGTAAGAGCTTGTTCATGGAAGGTATCTTTGTCCAAGGTGCTAAACAAAATCAGAACCAAAGAATTTATCCCGTCAGTGAAATTACCAAGGCTGTTAATTCAGTTCAAGGTAAAATTGACGAGGGTTTTACAGTATTAGGCGAAGCTGACCACCCAGATGACTTACAAGTTAATTTGGACCGAGTGTCACATATGATTGAACGTATGTGGATGCAAGGTAGCGATGGTTATGGAAGACTAAAATTGTTGCCAACTCCAATGGGAAATATTTGTATTACCCTATTGGATAATGGCGTTAAACTTGGTGTATCATCACGCGGTAGTGGTGAAGTTGATAACAGTGGAAATGTAAGTGGCTTTGAAATCCAAACGGTTGACATAGTTGCAAACCCATCGGCTCCCGATGCGTATCCAGATCCACTTTATGAACAAATTATGAATGGCAAAAGAGGTAATATTTTACTAGACGTTGCCGCCGCTAAAACACAAGATGATGCAGCACAAAAATACCTCCAGGAAGAGGTATTGAAGTTCATTGAATCACTAGATATTAGGAGAAAGTAATGGCTCATGCAATAGAACAACTCCTAAGTTCAGAAGTCCTATCAGAAGAAGTGCGTTCAACACTTTCCGAAGCATGGAATGAGAAACTAGCAGAAACTCGTGAAGAGATCACAACTGAATTACGCGAAGAATTCGCTAATCGTTATGAAACAGATAAAGAGCAGATGGTGTCCGCACTTGATAGCATGTTATCTGAAACAATTACAGGCGAATTAGAAGAATTCAAAGCAGATAAACAAAAAGCAGTTGAGGCTCAAGTAGAGTATAAGCGTAAGATTTCAGAACATGCTGAACTACTTGATGGTTTTGTAATGGAAACTCTTAAAAAAGAGGTTACAGAACTACGCGAAGACAGAAAACTACAAGAAGGTAACTTCGAGCAGTTGGAAGACTTCGTTATGGAACAACTTACTTCAGAACTTAACGAATTCCACCAGGACAAGAAAGACCTTATTGAACAAAAGGTAAAACTTGTCTCCGAAGGTAAAGATATGATTGCTAAAGCAAAAGCAGACTTTATTGAAAAATCTTCAGGCAAACTAGCTTCAATTGTAGAATCTACAATTAAAACGGAACTAGGTATGCTTAAAGAGGATATAAAATCCGCTAAAGAAAACATGTTCGGTCGCAAAATTTTCGAAACATTTGCAGCTGAATTCATGGGTTCACACCTTGCAGAAGGCACACATATTTCTAAACTTTCAACAGAACTTTTAGACGTGAAGACTCAATTAGAGGAATCACAAAAAGAGATCACTGACAGAGAGGCTAAAATTGAAGAAGCAACTAAAGAAGTTGCAGCAATCAACGAAAGCCGAGCACGTGAAACAGCTATGGCTGAATTATTAGCACCTTTGTCACAAGACAAACGTAAGTTGATGTCAAACTTACTTGAATCAGTTAATACAACAAAATTGAAGGCAGCATTTAATAAATACTTGCCAACAGTATTAAATGAAACGGTAAAGAAAACAGAAGCAAACAAAACACAGCTAAATGAGACTCAGAAGACTGAGATCACAGGTGATAAAGCGGCAACTACGCAGGAAACTAGCAGCGAAGCTGAAATTATTAACCTCAAAAAATTAGCAGGTATCATTACAAATTAAGGAGTATACCATGTCAAACTTATTTGAAAATTGGGACGTAACTAAAGGCGCCCTAACTGACGGTTTAGACGGCAATAAAAAAGTGGTAATGGAATCAGTTCTTGAGAATACTAAGAGCTATCTTTCAGAATCAGCAGCTGCCGGATCAACTATGTCAGGTAACATCGCAACATTAAACAAAGTAATTCTACCAGTAATCAGACGTGTAATGCCGACGGTTATTGCGAACGAATTAGTTGGTGTTCAACCAATGACTGGTCCAGTAGGCCAGATCCACACTTTACGTATCCGTTATTCACAAGCAGCAGCAGGCGTTGCCGCTGGTGATGAAGCATTGAGCCCATTTGCAATTGCAAAAGGTTACTCAGGCGATGCGGCTACAGGTGGTCCATCTTCAACAAGCTCATTAGAAGCTGAAGCAGGACGCAAAATGTCAATTCAAGTGTTGAAACAAACAGTTGAAGCTAAAACACGTAAATTATCAGCACGTTGGACTTTTGAAGCGGCGCAAGACGCTAATTCAATGCACGGTCTAGACGTAGAAGCAGAAATCATGCAAGCACTTGCACAAGAAATTACTGCTGAGATTGACCAAGAAGTTCTAACTTCATTACGCACATTGGCAGGCACAGCTACTGACTCATATGATCAAGCAGCAGTTTCAGGTCAAGCTACTTTCGTAGGTGACCAACATGCCGCACTAGCAGTTCTTATTAACAGAGCAGCTAACTTGATCGCAGCACGTACAAGACGTGGCGCAGGTAACTACGTAGTTGTTTCACCAACTATGTTAACTGTTCTACAGTCAGCGACAACTTCAGCGTTCGCAAGAACAACAGAAGGTCCATTTGAAGCACCAACTAACACTAAATTTGTTGGAACTTTAAATAACACTGTTCGCGTATTTGTTGATCAATATGCCTCAGACGCAACACCAGTTCTAGTTGGCTATAAAGGCGAAGGCGAAATTGACGCAGCAGCGTTCTATTGCCCATATATTCCTTTAATGTCATCAGGCACAGTATTAGACCCGGCAACTTTCGAGCCAACAGTGTCATTCATGACACGTTATGGTTATGTAGAGCTTAACAACCAAGCTTCATCACTTGGTAACGCAGCTGACTACTTAGCGAAAATTGACGTTAATGCAGGTAACCTATCATTTAAGTAATTTTTACTTAAAGAAGATATTATGGAGCAGGTCCCTTAAAGGGGCCTGTTCTTTTGATGGATAAAAAAAGTCAACATTTCGGTTGACAAGATTCACATATACACGTATAATTAGAAGTTATATTTGGTTATTAAGTTAATCAATAGATAGAAGCTGACTACGAAGTTAGTATTTTAAAGGGAAAAATTATGAAGACAACAGTAAGCGTTTTGGCTATTCTGTTTGCAACATCAGTTGCAGCACAAGCCGACACAACAGCACACACTCATCCAGCACCGACATCACCAGTAAGTGCTTCAATTGAGTTTGACGTAACAAAAAACACAGCAGACAAGTATGTTGGTAAAACAACACTTGGCTTTGAGCTTGAAGGAACAGGACCAGCATTTGGCGGTATTGAACTTAAAGCAATTGATGGAACAATTTCTATAGGAGATTGGAACATTGGCACAGCGATTGCTGGAGCAACAGTATCACTAGGTAAGCAAGGCGACTTGTTTCCAAGTGCAGGACTAGAAGTAGTAGGTTCAACTACACTTGCTAATCCTACTGTAAACGAATCAGTAATAGCTACAGCAGGCGGCCTTTCAGTAATGGCTGGCTTTGATAGCTTGTCAACTGACGTAACTGATCTTGACAATGTTCAAGCATCATACGACTTTGAAGTTGGTATTATCGACATGGGTGCAGCAGTTGATTATAACACTGACACTAAAGAAAAATCTTATGGTGTAAGTTCATCACTTGATCTTACAACAGACATGTCAATTGGTGGCACAGCAACATATGCCGCTAATAAACTAGGTTATGAAGTAAATGCAAATGCAGGTGTAATTTCAATGTTTGCAAACGGTGACGAAGATAATAAACTTCAACACATCGGTGCAGGAGTAAAAGGTTCATTAAACGGACTTGATCTTTATGCAGAAGCATCATATGATACAGACGCAGAAGATTTAACACCGGCAATCGGTGCATCATTTAAATTTTAAATTAATTTAAAATTATTGCAATAATTAAGGGCCTTAACGGGCCCTTTTTTAATTCTATATATAGAGATTCTTGATATAGATAAATACATATGTAAAGAGAACATAAGGAAGAATAACGTATGGCATCATATATAAAACCAGATGGTAAACAATTCGTCATTGACAGTGATTTAAACTTTAGTGACTTAGCCACACATTTATCAACAGAATCAGCACTACTTGTAAAGGGTGGAGCATATGTTAATAATGATTTGTATATCGGCGGAACGTTAATTGCAAATGGTGATGTTATCACATTGGGAAATGCAAGCGGGTCTTTGGCCTTTAACGCAAACATTTCAAGTGATTTACTACCTAGCACAACAAACACATATGATATTGGCAGTAGTGCTGAATCATGGAAACAACTTAACATACAAACAGTTGTAGTATCCACTACAACAGAAACAACAGAAATTACAGCAAGCACATCATTATCAGCGATTGATGGGTCTACTGGAGTTGCTCTTGTTTTAGCAGACGGCACAGAAGGTCAACATAAAATCATTACAGTATCGGATACTCCAACAGGACCGGTAACAGTAACTCCAACAAATGGAGCAGGGTTTACCTCAATTACTTTCACATCAGAAGGTGATAGTGCATCGTTGGTATTTGTAAACAATAGTTGGAATGTTGTTTCGGTCTTCCGTTCTAGCGTAAACGTATAATAAAATACCGTTTTGCGGTAACGTTGAAAAGGGAAGAGTATGTCGATTAATATTAACCACAATAGTGGAAAGATATCAACAAGTGATAAAGATTTAAAACTTGATGCAGAGGGCCTAGATAACAATATCAGTGCCCAAACAAACAGAATCGTTAACGTTGTGGATCCTGTTGACGATCAAGACGCTGTCACAAAAATATTCCTTGAAACTAGACTCTCATCAGTAGACGGCGGAAACGATGCCGACTCAGCAGAACTTTTAGAAATTATTAAAAACGTAAGTAGAAATACTTATGTTGAATCAGTAGACTTTGTCGCTAACAGAACTGCCGGCGGCGCAGGATTAGTAGTAACACTAACAATAACAGGAGTTGGTAATCCAAATGTTTATGCCGTCCATTGGGGCGATAGCACAAGTAACCTTAATATCGTACCAAACTCTAACTACATTAATACCATATCTCACACATATCCGACTAATAGTGGGTCACCATATACTATTCGAGTAAACGCAGGTAACACAAATGGAACAGGTGCAGGTAGCTCAGTATTTAAAATAAGAGAAGATTATATTACTATTACTACTGCTGATCCAACAGTTTCTTTTGAGGCATATGCCTCTCCAACAGGTGGCAGCCCAATAACATATTGGGATGACGGTGCTACTGTCTATTTTGAAAATACAGCAACAAACACATCAAACGCAACAGTTCAATATACTTGGACTTGGGGCGATGGAACATCAAATGATGTAGTTAGTGCAGATAATGTAGCAGGTGGCGTAGGCGGCGGACGTATAGCCCACACATTTGCTCCTAGCACAGAAACAGAGGTGCTAAGAACCGTTACATTATCATTAGACAGTCACAGCACAGCACATCAGAATCTATTCCCAATGACTGA